CCCAACGGCAGCTTCGAGGTGGTCAATGCGTTCTTGCGTCTGCTTTGCAGTTTGTTTTGGCTTGCTTCGGCTCATACACCGACGACAACGCTTTCCCTTATAATCGTTCTTAAATATCGGCGACCAAGATTTCAGTTAGGATCACCATTGAAGCAATCGAAACAGCGGCTCGAAGTGAGGATTTGACGACACTTGCTGCGTCCAGCACACCTTCTTCTCGAAGGTTGCCGAATCTTCTGATCTTGGCGTTGAACCCGTAATCGTCGTTTCGCTCCGAAAGAGTCTCGACCAACCCATCAGCGTTGATGCCTACATTGAGAGCTAACTGACGAAGAGGTTCTTCAAGAGCGTTTGACAGCACTCTGGCGACTGGATAGTGTTCTTTGTCGAGGGAGTCGTAAAAGTCGCCAATCAGCCTTGAGACTTTAAATAGAGTCAAGCCACCACCGACGATAACACCTTCTTTGATGGCTGCTCTGGTGGTGTTCAAAGCGTCGTCCACACGTGCTTTCGTTTCTTTCATCTGTGTTGCGCTGGTTGCGCCCACACGGATCACACCGACACCGCCTTGTAGCTTCGCCAAACGCTCGTAAATCGCATCAGCCAGCTCCGTTTCGCCGCTAAGGTCTGCCTTCTTGATTTGTTCTTTCAATGTCTTAACTCGCTCGGTGATGTCGCCCTTCGCGCCAATCAGCCTGGTGTAGTTTTTGCCGATAACAGCTTTGCCGATGCTGCCGTCACCAAGCAACGCTTCGTAGTCGAGCATAGCGTCGTCAAAGTGAAACGGCGGGACAACAACAGCACAGGCTCGCATCACGCCTCGCTGAACGTTCGTGATGAGCGTTTGCAGGGCTTCTCCTTCGATTCCCTTAGCGAGAACCAGCAACGCCTTCTGCTGACCAAGTGCGGCCTCCATAGCCGGTACGAGCTGGTCATTCTGCGTGATGATGTCTCTGGACAGGTGAACATGAACGTTGTCGAGAACAGACTCAAACGAACCCTGTTCATTGATGAGGTAAGGACTGGCGAAGCCAGAGTCAATCTCGATGCCGTCCACGATGTCAAACGAATGTTTGGTCGTGTGGCTTTCCTCAACGGTGATGATGCCTTCGTAGTTCGTCTGCTGAAGCGCATCGGCAATCAACGCTCCCAAGCCTGGGTCGTTGTTGGCGGCGACCGTAGCCACCTCGAAAATCTGTTGTTGCTTTTCTTCGTCGTTGTCTGGGTGGATAACCAGCTCGTCAATCCAAAGCTCCGACTGTTCGAGTAATGCGTCCATCGTGGCCTTGATGCTTAAGGGATTCAAGCCATCGTCGAGAAGCTTCAATCCTTCCTTGCAGATTGCACGTGCGAGCAAGGTGGCTGTGGTTGTGCCGTCGCCGCCGTTGTCCTGTGCGTTAGCTGCGACCTCTTGGATTAGACGAACACCCATCATCCGATAGGGGTTCTCCGATTCGATGTCCTTCGTAATAGTCACACCGTCATTGATGGTCAGCGGCGAACCATACGGCCTTTCGAGCATGACATAACGAGCTGATGGGCCGAGCGTTGGTGCTACGGCATCAGCCACCAGGTCAATACCGGCCATCAAATGCTTTCGTGCTTCTTCTCCCTTAACTGCTATTTTCGTCATGTTCCAACACCCCTATGATTTGTTCTATGTCAATGATGAATTGTCCCTCAACGGGTGTATCAACACTATGTCCTACGAAAAGAACACTATCGCCCTTGCTCACATGACCGTTCATTTTCAAATGCTCGGACAGGTTCAACACCTTACCGATGAATGTCTTTTCATTTTCATTCTTCACGAAAAGACCGCTTGTTCGAGTGGCCCTCTCGATAAGTTCAATCAGCAAGCTGCTTCCAATAGGTCGTATTTTCATAACCATTCCCTCTCATCATTCAAGGTTTCTTTCTGTATTTGTGAAATGGATTCAACTCGATTCGGGATGAGTTCTGCGTATTCCTCATTCAGCTCACACAGGATGGCATCTCGACCGTGTTTGATGGCGACCCCTGCCGTAGTCCCAGAGCCGCCGAAGGGGTCGAACACCACCGCAGGTACAATGTCGGCGTTGCATTCGCACGTCGCTTCCCAACCAACCGTGACCGCTTTCTTTGACATAGCGTCGAGCGTTCTCTGCTTGACCGTTCTGGGTGTCTGCTCGCTCATGGTGGTCGGTTTGTAGTCCTTCAAATCCTTGCCTTCGTATGTGCCTTGAGCGTTAGCCCCAGCGACTTTCATGGCCTCTGTTATCCCCATGTCCTTCTTCTCGACGACACGGACATACGGTACGCCGCAGTCAGCGCAGCATCCGTGGGCTGAAGAACCAGCGAGGATGCAAGGCTCAATGAGTTCGGGTGGATAGACGGCGAAATGAGCCTCCCTGAACGGCTTGGGGTTCACCGTCCAAACGCTACGCTTGTTTCGCTTACCGGAGAACTCACGCATCCCGATTGGTCGAATGTGAACTTGATCTGTTTCGAGAAGTGTTTCATTCTTGATGCCGCCAAACGGTTGCGTGTATCGAGCTGCGGTTTTCTCGTGATCCGCGCTGGCTTCTTTGATGGCTTCGTGGTCAAAGAAATAAGAGTCTTTCTTGCTCAACAAAAACAGGTATTCGTGGCTCTTAGTGCATCGGTCTTTGACAGGTTCAGGCATACAGTTTGGTTTGGCCCAAATGATGTCTTGTCGCAGATACCACCCAGCTTCTTGCAGAGCGAAGGCTACGCGCCAAGGAATACCCACCAGGTCTTTTCGCTTCAGCCCCTCAATTTTGTTATTCACGGCAACAACTTGTCCGTTTCTCCCTTCTGGGTGCTTCTTATCTTTCATGTCCGTCCCTTTGTGGCCTGTACCACAGTACGAATCACCAAGGTTCAACCATAACGTGCCGTGAGGCTTGAGGATGCGTCGGACTTCCTCAAACACTTCGACCATGTTCTTGACGAATTGCTGAGGCGTTGGTTCGAGTCCGAGCTGTCCGAACCAAGCATCACAATGTTTGCAGAACGCTTGATCCTGTGGTTCCCAATACGCTGACTTCAATTGCAGAGAATTGTCGTTGTTGCGTGTGTTCTCGCTTGGTCTGGTGTAGCCCTCCCAATCGTGACTGCAGCTGGGATCACCACCCCAAACCTTACCGTTGCCGCCGTAGTCTCGAAGACCCCAGTACGGAGGACTGGTCACGCACATATCCACGGACTCGTCGGGAAGCTTCTTCATGCTCTCGACACAATCACCAATGAGGACTTCGTAGCTCATCAAAGCCACCCCAATTCTTCTTGCTGTGGAGCTTCTGTTCGAGGAATACGATTGACCAGCTCAATACCTTCGCCTATCCAGCGCATGACAGGAACAGCCATGCTGTTACCCATGCACTTGAAACGAGGCCCGTCTGGACAACGCTCTTTCGGTTTGCCTTTCCACGGTATCTGTGTCCACCCATCGGGGAAGCCCTGCAATCGCTCGCATTCCATAGGTGTGAGGCGACGGACAGCAAGCTCCTGAGTGACCGCTGGCGGTGAAGGAATACCCAGACCGCTACCGACCTTGAGAGGCGGCGTGTGTTGGTCGAACACGTTGGATTGACCGCCGAATGTCGAGTCAAACGAATGAATCACATGGTTGCCGTGTCCAGGGTGTGTGCCTGGTGCGACGGTGTTTGCTACCTCTTCAGCCATACCGATACCCTCGGCCTTTTGGCTCAAGTCGGCAGCCCAGACAGGTTGCGTGACGATAGGAAGGTTGTTGCCGCCTGTCCCAGCCTTGGCCGGTATGGTCGGGGCCACCTCGATTTCTTTCACCCTTGAGTCTTGTCCGTGATTCTCATACACCATAACCGCAGGTGCGCCATGACCCCCTGCTGTTCGCAAGGCACAATGCACGTCGCCTGTTTCAAGCTGGTTAAACAAATCAACAGCGACAGGAATGATGTTGCCGCCAGACTGCGAGCCGAGCTGCACATCAGCACCTTTCTGCCACTTGGCTGCGACGGTATCTGCGACCTCTGGGATCAGAGCCGCATGGGTATCAACGGTTTGGTTTCCGTAGCCTCGACGGTGGTAAATCTCGGTGGTCAATGCCCCAGCAGGGCTTGAGTCCAAAATGTCGTTTATTCCTCTTCGTCGATCTGTGCCACCCGTCGAAGTGCTTGGTCGAGCATTGGTGGAAGCTCCTTGTCCCTGCGTTTTGCGCGCCGGAGGATTCCTCGACAAGCCTTCTGGCTCAAATAAAACCGCTGCGGCACGTCGCCAATCTCCATCAATATGCCCGACAACAAACACGCGTCTGCGTCTTTGTGGAACTCCGAAGTATTGAGCGTCAAGAACCCTGTAAGCGCACCCATACCCGATTTCCTCCACTTGCCGGAGGAAGGCAGCAAAGTCCCGTCCGTCGTCCGATGACAAGAGGCCAGGGACATTCTCGAAGAGGAACCATGTCGGTCGAATCTCATCAACAATTCGTAAGAAGTGGAGGGCAAGGTTGCCACGTGGATCATCCAGTCCAAGTCTTCGCCCTGCAACCGAGAACGATTGACAGGGTGAGCCGCCAACAATGAGTTCGATTTGTCCTTTGTATTGCTTCCAGTCATGTTTCGTCACATCTCCTACGTTTGGTATATGGGGGAATTGGTGTTTCAGCACAGCACTTGGGAACTCGTCGAACTCGGCAAACGCTTGGGGTAACCAATTGTCCATGTGATGCCAAGCGACAGAGCAAGCCTCAACCCCTGAAAAGAGGCTGATGTACCGAATCTGTTCGCCCATAGCAACACCCATGAACAACCCCCATATAAACAGTCTTACAATTCACAACCATTCGGCCTGGGGTTTGCGCTTGAGCATGACTTCCTCATCGTCAAACTCAAGCTCCATGTCCACCCAATGAGCGATTCGAGCCGTAGCAAGATCGGCGTAGTCCTTGTCCATCTCAATGCCGATGAACTCAAAGCCGAGGCGAAGTGCAGCAATACCGGTCGTGCCTGAACCCATGAACGGGTCGAGGACAACACCACCACGCGGTGTTATCATGCGGCAGAGGTATTCCATCAAGGCGATAGGCTTCACCGTAGGATGAAAGTTCTGCTTGACGTTGCTTCGCTCGTTGCCCGATCCTGTCAGCATTTTGCCGCCCTCAAGCGAGCTTTGGTTGCGTCCCATTTGCCGTTCATCAAACTCTTCGAGTCCGGCGTTGCGCTCGGACTTGCTCGCCTTGGCACAATAAAAGAATCGTGCAGCTGACCCCGAATCGCCAAAGGTGTTCAAGGTTCGACCACCATAATTCTTGCCTGACATTGATGTGCTTTGAGACTCCCTCGTTATGTGGTGAGGCTTACCGTCACCGCTGGTGGTGTGGGGGAAGCCTTCGAGGACTTCTTCTGATCCATCGTGAATAATGTTCGCAGGGAAGCGGCCCGAAGGCAACCCCTCTTCGTATGAAGCCTCTCCACCACCGTTCCCAAAAATTGATTCTCCGCCTTGATTCTTCCTATTCCCGCCATAAGAGCCTCCTTTGAGAAGGCGGTCATTCTGCTCATACTGGACTCTTGATTCATCAATGTTCAATCCGCCTGTGTCGTGTTCAAGCACATTCTCGGCCACGGTTCCTTCAAGGGGCTTTCGAGCAAGCACGATAGGCTCATGCTCTTGCTTAGAGAATGAAACCTCCTTGAAATAACGGGCTGCTGAACCACTATCACCAAAGCCAGGGTCGCCTTTCTCATGTTCGGTAGTGAATCCTGTTTCTCCTAATCCAGAGAAAGCTCCTTCAGCATTCCCTATTCGACCACCTGCGCTTTTGCCTGTTTCTGGAAATTGCTCAAGCACTTCTTCTGATCCGTCATGGATAACATTTGCAGGGAAGCGGCCTTCTTGCTTCGAGAAGGACACCTCTTTGAAATACCGAGCTGCCGAACCTTCGTCGCTGAAGCCTGTTCGTTGAA